CTTCGGCAGGTCCTTAGAATCTGCCCATCGGCCGTAGTAGTCCCGGTACTTCGCTCGAAGCAGAAGTTCCTTGACATAATACGTCTGGCTGAAATCGGGAGACGGAGAAAGGCTAGTACCTAGGTTGGTAGAAATAACAGTAGCCATCTAAACAAAACCTCTTAGCCCAAGCCGCGCTCAGCCTTCCACTTAATAAAGTCTTCGTCCTTCATCTTGGAGAAATCAGGCAACGAAGCTGCTTTGGACGCTTTGCCGGCACCGGCTTTGATCCCGGTCTTTAGGGCGGTATTGATCGTCTTCGTTAATTCTTTGCGAGTATCCTGCTCGACACGTTTCGCCGGCAGGCCCAAGACCGAAGCCGCCATCAGAACCGCCTGCGCTTGAACTAGCGTGTTCTGGGGGTCCTGGCCCATAGCAGCAAAGCCTTCTAGGAAATAGCTGGCTTTGTTGTAGAGGTCGGTCCCCGGCACGAGATCGGCAGAGTACGCCTTGACGACATTGGAAGCGTCTGCAACTAGCCGGCTTTCCGCTGACTGGCGGGTCGACTGCTGGGTATACGCTGCAATGTCTAAAGAGCGTAGCTCTTTGTCAATCAAACGGACCTGCCTGGCCGCTTCACCAGCCTGCGCCATCGCTTGCTGCGCTTCGTGGTACTTACCCTCAGCCTGTAGACGCTCCGCTAGATTGCTATAGCGAGACATTTCAACAAGCCTAGACTCTTTCCAGGTCTCTAGCTGGTCTTGGGTATACTTGGGTTTCTCTTGACTCGTAGTCTGAGGATTTTGGGTTTGACGCCGGTACTGTGCTAGTTCCTGCGCCATCCGGCTATTTTCCGCCTGAGCGTTACGATAGCCTTCCTCCAACTCCTGAGCCGTTTTGTACTTTCCTGCAAGTAGTTGGGGTTCTGGAGGGGCCGTTTCCGTTTCAGGTTCACCTGACTCGGGGGCTTCCGTCACCGCTACTTCTAACTGCTCTGTCTCGGCCTGGGCGGTCTCGGGTTGCTCTGACACGTCAGAGGCCGACGGTTCCAGGGTTTCGAGTTCGGGCATGGACTTCTCCTACGTTATGCCGTCTGATTGACGCCACTCGGCGCCTGGCCTTGCCCCGCGCTGACGGCTTTAGCGAGGTTCGGATCGGCGGGCTGCTCGCCCTGTCTTTGAATTGCCGCTTTGATTTCTTCCTTGTATGGAACGTCACTAGTTTCGATAATCAGCTCCATTGGAATAGGGGCGCCGGCGGCCTTGTACTGAAGCATCTGGGCCGCGATCCCAGCTCTGGCGGTCGGACTCGCTTCCTGAAAGCTGACAACAACGTCCATATCAATGTCTTTCAGCTTCTTGAACTGCTGGAACATGACTTCGTTCGGGATAACCTGTGGCCCAAAAATGCCCATTTCCCGAAGCTTGCGCTGCTCGGTTCCGATAATCCGGTCCATCTTCTCGGGAGAATAAAATTGTTGAATCCGGCGAAGAAGAAGCTGGCCCACGAGGACCTTTGTTTCGTACCAATTCATCAGCAGGCTGTTGACTCCTACGAGCCCCCCAGCTTGCCGGCTTTGGATTGCACGGCCGGACACCGTCTTTTGGGTGGTCTGCCCCATCATTTCGGCATTGATGTTGGCGATTCTCATAATCGAGTCGATGCCGAACTGAAGCATGGCCATGTCGCCATCGCTGATAAGCTGAGGCTGGACAGGAATAGGGGGGGTGCCGGCGTACTCGCCAATAAACCCGGCTCGGGAGTACCGGCGTCGGAGGTCTTCAATGTCCTGGTTGTCCTGCTTAGAAATCCAAACGCCGCCCTTGGGGCCTTTCACTAGAACGTCTAGCATCGTCGCATGGTGCCAATTAACTTCGCGCTGCGGGTCCTTGATGTCCTCGACGACGCCCTTAATGTCGTTTACGTCGTCGGTATCCTGGTAGGCACAGAAGCGGGCAAACGGGTAGCGCCAATCGACGCCGTACGGACTCGGTTGGTCGTCTAGAAGTTCCCAGGCACAGAGGTTAGCGACGCGCAGCGCCGTCGTATTTCGCGTAATAATCTCAAACTGCTGCGCGGCCTGCTGGCCGGCCGACTGCTTGATTAGGTCAAGACGTCTTTGAGCGTCTTCCGGTTTACGGAACGGCTCGTATTCGCCCGTGATCGTATTGACCAAAGCCGACTGGCTTTTTGCTTTTTCTAGCCGGAATCTAGAGGCAACGGCGGCCCCGGCGGTGTCTCGGATAATCTGGAGTTCGGCGTCAGCCGCGTCTTCGTCCTCAAACCGCTTAACTTCGCCGGTCACGAGGTTAACTAGCAAGCTAACCTCGACGGGGACCCGATACCAGTACTCCATAATCCGGATACGGCCGTTTTCTTCGTCTAGAAGCTCATCTAGGAGCTGTTCAGGTACGCCCAAAAGATGCGGGGCCGTCTTCAGCCAGCCTTTGTTGCCCCCAACCTGGAGAACGCCTGTATGCTGGGGCCAAAGGCGCTGCGCTTCGTCCCGCGTCATCCAGACTAATTTGTACTGCCAGCTTGCATCGTTCCGGTCATAGCGCCGGGCTCCTGGCTCACAGCCCCACGTATTCTGCTCTAGGGCCGTAATCGAAATGTCGCCTTCAACTAGATCGTCGGAGAAATCGTAGCCGTGACCAACTTCAAAAATGACTTCGCCGCCAATCAGACCTTTTCGGAAGCCTTGGTGTAGATTGTGCCCGCCCCTCGCAATATCCATTGCGTATTTCATGTTGGACGTCATAATCCGGCCCAAGGCTTCGTCTTCTGTCCCTCGCGGGAATGCCCGGTAGTCTTGTTCGCGGTCGGCCTGATAGCCGGCGATGAAATTGACAATCGGCGCGACAAGATTAAACGTCTGAACAGGCCGTTCTTCACGTTCGAGCTTAGCGAGGTCTTTGTCAGACCACTGTTTCCGCCCCCCGTAGTTAAACCGGAACGACTCTTCGGTCTTCGCTCGCTGGCGTTCGGTAGCGCTGAATGAAGACTCGACGCATTTAATAACCGTCTTGACGAAGTCTTCCGCCTGGCGCTGTTCTTCTTTAGTTCGCTTCGGGTATTTAGTCTTCATCTGGCTAGTAAGCCATCCATCCGCCCCCTTCCGGGGCGTCTGCAAGGGGGTTGTACTTGAGCCGTTGGGCTCTGACTTCAGCTAGGAGATCGCGGGTCTTCTTAATAACAACGCTGGGGCCTTGGGGGTGGCTCGCCTCGAAGTAAAACCATTCGTCCATGTGGTGGTCGTTGTAATCCATCGGCTCGTCGGGCGTGTTCTTGAGCTGAGCCGTAATCCGGTTTTTCTTCCACCGGTAGCCTAGAGCTTCTTTAATGAACGCCTGGCAATGGCTTGCAACAAAAATCCGAGGGCTCCCAAGGTCGCCGGTCTCTGGATGGGCGTGCTGCGGGTCGACGGTCAGGCCGTGGACAATCCGAGTGTACCCCGTGTCCCAGTCCTTTTGACCTTTGACCGGAAAGACGCCGTAGCTGTTGTACTCATCGACGATAGAGTAGACGTTGTCGCCCCGGCTTTGGTTCGCTGCCCAACAGGCAGAGTCTAGGTAGGTCAGCGCGATGCCCTGCTTAAAATTAGCCGACTTCGCCTTAATGACTTCACAATGATGCTTGACCGAGGCGCCGTCGCCTTCGTAATGCTCATCGAGTAAATACCGATTGCCGGCCTCATCTAGGCCCCACCAGCCTACTGCCGTCGGGTTCTTAATGCCGTGATCAATAGAACAGTAGACCTTCCAGTGGGGCTGCGGCTTGATGTAGTCGAGGACGTGCGTATCGACGGAAAACTGGGGGAAGACCCGGCCGCTGAAGACGTCCCACGAGCCGTCTAGGTACCGCTTCCGGGCATCCGGCGGGAACAGCCGGAGCATGTCGTCGACGTAGTCCTGAGGGATAAATCCGGCGGCTAGCCCGTCGTAGGTACTGGCTTGGTAGAGCTGGTAGCCGTCTTTCTTCTCGGGACTGTCGGGGTGAAAGAACCGCCAGAGATAGCTCGACGTTCCTTCGGGATTAAACGTCGCAAATCCGTAAGTCGGGGCAACTAGCGGCTCGCCGTTGAACAGAATCGGCTTGTCATCGTCCCCGATTAGCGGCGTTTGCCGCCGGAGCCGGCTTGTTAGCAGCGACCACCGGGTCTCGTCGATTTCCTCGGCCTGATCGACATAAAACCAGCCAAGGTTGATATTGTTAAACCGGTCCTCTTTCAGATCGCCGTAGATGATTTCCGAGCCGCCATATTGCGGTTTGAAGCGTAAATAGCCTAGCTGGTCGTTCTTCTTTGCAATGAACGACTCGGGAATCAGTCGTCTAAACTCGGCCCAGGTCGTCGTCCGAAATTCCTTGCCGTCTAAGCGCCCCATGTACCCGCAGTTCCCAGGGAACAAGTAGCTCAAGAACCAGGCTTTCAAGCAGCCGGCGGTCGTCTTGCCGTTACCAAGCCCCCCGCCATACGCCTGGAACCGGTTCGCCATATCGAATAGAAATTCGGCTTGGCGCGGGAGCTTCGAGAAGTCTAGGGGCTCGCCCCCGGAGCCGGTCGGAATCCATTCTTTTGGGGCAAAGAGCTTCGCAGTTTCGGCGTACAAGATGGACCCGGACTAAGGGGGTAGGCTAGGCTAGTAGGAGATCGTCGATCCTAGACCGATTGTGTGCGTTCTAGGGGGTATCTTGCGGAGCTTTGTAGACTAGTGTAATTCTGGCAATGTGAACAGGACCAGACAGCGACGGAACGAGACTCGCCTTCCGCCGTAATGGTCTGGGCTAGTTTAGCCCCCCGGTGGAAGCACCAGCCCTTGGGGGGTAGGTTAGGGGTCTTGGTGGTTCTTTTCAAGCTTCTAGCCTTTCC